ATTACCAATTATACGTACTGAAGAAGGAAGTGTTTCCAAAATTTGTCGAGCCAAAAACTCTACTCCCTTCTTGCTTAGTGTCATATAATCATTATGATATGCATTCTTTCTTAATTTAGAAACCAGAATCTCATTCAGTGATCTTTGAAATTGAGGCAACATTTTCTTATCCCATTTAGAAACATCACCATCAAACCCATTATTCCCAACTTCTGTTAGGAAAGAATACATATTATCCCAATCAGAAGAAAAAGGATTTATCCCTACCATGACTCCCGTTAAATGCTTATATAAAGGACCCATATGACTAACATCATTGTGTAACATCTCGACAAAATTACCAAAAGAGATTTTTTCCAAAAAGTATAAAGAAACTGGGGAGGCTGTAAAAACACGAGGATTATCTTTCTTCTCATTATCTCTCAATTCAATCTTTAATTTATCTTCTGAAAAATCACAAAAATCATAAAAACTATTATTTGCGTCATTGCAAATCTTATTAATTCTACTGGAAAGCAACGGAGACAGTGTTTTTCCTATTTTATCAAGATGTTCACTTTTATTTCCTGGATATCCATGCCCCGCACTCCCCGACACATCAATATAATTATCAAAATTTCTACCATAAAAGAATTGATCCAGAGTTTGCATATCAAAATCCCCCAACATATCATTAAGAGTATTAGCAGCCCACTCCAAGCTTTCTTGATTCACAAAGCTAGTATCTTCAAAGGCTTTGGAGGCTTGGATATAAGTTGTTTTGTTTCCAAAAATCTGAATATTGGCTGGCTGACGATCTACTGGAAAAATACCATGAATAGGAGAAGGTACTATAGTATTATTTTTAACTAATGTTCCCCTATCAATTAAATTTAATTTAACTACATTACCTAATCCATTATCGAGGACTTCAAAGTGTTGAATGGATTTCTTATAATCCCACAAAAAATTCAACGTTTTCTTACTCCAAATCTTTGAAACTCCTACGCCAGATTCCTTATCACCAACTATATGATGCCCCAAAACAAAACCTTCACCATTCACCAAAATACTACCACAAAATCCATCTCCTCTAAAAAAGTAAGCTATATCATCTATCTCTATAAAATTCGTGTAAGAATATTTTTTGTATGTGTGTCGCATGTCTAATTCGGCTAAACGATCAATATATGTAGCAGACTGCGGAGTCAACAAATATAAGTTAGTATTAGAACCTTGTTTAACTAACGGAATTTCTTTAAATAAACACGGTACTCCATCATCCAGTTCAAACATAACAACATCATCCACATCAGACACATATACAACTTTGCATTTCACACTATCATATACCAAAGAAGATGGGCCATTATACACTTTAATCCAATAATTTTCAGATATTACGGGATTTACCAAACAGTGACGAACTGTACTTATAAGCTTTCCCGACACGACACAAGAACTTACTACTGGCAAGTTATTATTAGATGGATCTAATATTCTACACACACAAACATTTTGAGACATTCGATCAACTACAGGAACATTAACT